GATAAAGCAGATGAAGAACATAGAGTTTGGTATGTTGGCTCAACTAGAGCCAAAGAAAGCCTATACTTATTAAAACCAAAGAAGGAACGTTATGGTTATTCTTTGTAGTTTTAAACAGAACGGGAAAGAAGGACTGTCTCCATGGAGAGTGGTAGCTTCAAGTCTAACGGCGAAGTTGGTTCGGGACCTTCAATTCCCAGGTATTATGTTAGCCCCGTTAAATCAACAACTACCACACAATAAAGGAGAAAACTATGACAAATAAAAAAATGTTTGAGGAATTATTTCCACAAGATAAGCAGATAGGAGGAAATCACTACAAAGATTTTCACATTCAACCTTATGAATTTATTTCTAAGAATGACTTGTCATTCTTTCAAGGTAATGTAATAAAGTATGTGTGCCGTTATATGAATAAAAATGGCATAGAAGATTTAGAAAAAATAATTCATTATTGCGAATTAGAGAAAAAGAAATTGAAAGACATGGATCATGGCAAAAGAAAAAGGTAAAAAATACGACGGTGTATCAAGACCGACTAACGATGTTTATAAAAAACGTTGGGAGGAAATTTTTGGTAAAAAGCAACAAGAAGAATTAGATAAAGAAGATCAAGAATATCTAGATTCATTAAAGGAAAAAATATAATGAAAGTACCTATATTTACAGCACAAACAGAATGGATAGAACCGGAAGAGTTTCCTGACTTAAGATCATATGAAGAGATTGCAGTTGACTTAGAAACAAGAGATCCAAATTTAAAAACAATGGGATCTGGATCCGTTATAGGTGAAGGTGAGGTTGTAGGTATTGCTGTAGCTGTAGCAGGTAGAAAATTTTATTTTCCAATTGCTCATGGATCGGGGAGCAACATGGATAGAAAAAAAGTATTAGCATGGTTTGCTGATACTATGGCATCTCCTTCTATAAAAATATTTCATAATGCTATGTATGACGTATGTTGGATACGTAATTTAGGTATAAAAATCAATGGTTTAATAGTAGATACAATGATTGCAGCAAGTTTAATTGATGAAAATAGATTTGCATATTCTTTAAATGCACTGTCATGGGAATATTTAGGTCATGGTAAAAATGAAGCTGCATTAAATGAAGAGGCAAAATCTAGAGGACTTGATCCAAAAGCAGATATGTGGAAGTTACCACCAATGTATGTTGGAGCTTATGCAGAAAAAGATGCTGAACTAACTTTAGACTTATGGCAAAAATTTAAAACAGAAATTATTCAACAAGATATTGAATCTATTTTTAATTTAGAAACAGACTTATTTCCTTGTCTAGTTGATATGAGATTTAAAGGAGTAAGAGTAGATGGAGAACGGGCTCTATCATTAAAAACACAATTACAGCAGCAAGAAGAAAAGTTATTGCATGAAGTAAAAACTGAAACAGGAATAGATCCTCAAATTTGGGCTGCAAGAAGTATTGCAAAAGTTTTTGATAAACTTGGTTTAGAATATTCAAGAACTGAAAAATCACAGGCACCTTCTTTTACTAAAAATTTTCTTTCTGAACATAGTCATCCTTTGGTTCAGAAAATAGCACAAGCTAGAGAAATTAACAAGGCTCATACAACTTTTATTGATACTATTTTAAGGTTTGAACATAAAGGTAGAATTCACGCTGAGATAAATCAGATAAGATCCGATGCTGGTGGTACTGTAACAGGAAGGTTTAGTTATAACAATCCTAACTTACAGCAACTACCAGCAAGGAACAAGGATCTTGGACCTATGATAAGATCATTATTTTTACCAGAAGAAAATTGTACCTGGGGTTGTTTTGACTATTCACAACAAGAACCAAGGCTAGTGGTACACTATGCAGCACTACATAAATTTCCATCTGTATATGATGTTGTTGATGCATATAATGATAATACGAATACAGACTTCCACCAAACGGTTGCAGAAATGGCTGAGATACCAAGGTCACAAGCGAAAACAATTAACTTAGGATTGTTTTATGGTATGGGTAAAACAAAACTGCAAGCAGAGTTAGGTGTAACAAAAGAAAAAGCAGATGAATTATTTAATCAATATCATGCAAAAGTACCTTTTGTTAAACAACTAATGAATAGTGCATCTAACAGAGCTCAAGCTCAAGGACAAATAAGAACGTTGCTTGGTAGATTATGTAGGTTTCATTTATGGGAACCAAATATGTTTGGTATGCATAAAGCTATGACACATGAAGATGCACTCAAGGAACACGGACCAGGAATTAAAAGAGCTTATACTTACAAAGCTTTAAATAAATTAATTCAAGGTAGTGCTGCAGACATGACTAAAAAAGCTATGATTGATTTATACAAAGAAGGAATAGTAGCTCATATACAAATTCATGATGAATTAGATTTATCTGTAGAATCAAAAGAACATGCAGATAAAATTATTGAAATTATGGAAAATGCTGTTAAGCTAGAAGTACCCAATAAAGTTGATTATGAATCAGGTGAAAACTGGGGAGATATATATGGATGATGATAATATAAGGATAAAAATATGGCCTACCTTAACGCGAATATACCACCTATTTACTGCAAAATTCGTACCGAATATTTGTATGATATGGACATGGATAAAAAAGGAGAGCAAGATTGCGTTATATTCGGTGTGGTATCTATATCGGGACGTGCGCTTTTATTTAATATCATGCTCCCCAATGGTGCGTGCTTTTGGCGTTTGCCTATCTCAGCGTTTTTCCAAAAATCGTATGACCGAGCCAATGTGCCGGATATGCAGGCGCACGAACTCCAACTGTGGAACTGTTTCAGTTATTGGCCTAGTGTTACTTGCTTTGATTGGTTGGCTGGTATAGATGGCAAATATCTAGGAAAAGATAAAAAATTCTATCATGGTCAATATTTATTTACTGTTGACTGGGCACATCCAGAGACTAATATACTTAACACAGAACATTCTGAAATTCCTCAAGAGCACAAGTGTGCACATATATTGGCTCTTGATAACGGGAATTATGCAGCTCAGCCTAATAATCGCATTCTGTGGCATGTTAATTCATACACTACTGATAACAGCTGGCCTGACTATAAAGTACAAAACACAGTCTGGGATGTTGAAACTTCGGACTGGGTTACAGAAGATTCTGATAAAATGTTCTATCAAATAGAACCAAAGGAGGACAAATGAGGGATACAAAAACAATTGAAACGTTCTTAAAAAATAAAGAACAAAAAGAAAAACAAATGAATTTGTTTAAAAATTTAAAAAAAGAAGTTGAAACTGGAGCTAATGGTACACAAAAATACGTAATAAAAGAAGGGCCAAATAAAGGTAAGGTGGCCAGTAAATGATTGATAAATTTTTATATAATTTTTTTTCTTATATTGATAATATTTTTTCATTAATAGAAAAATATGCTATTAAGTTAACTGAATATTGTTGGCATAAAAGAGTAAAACTTTTAAACAAGAAGAGAAAAAATGCTAAGAAAATGTAAAACATGTGATCATTCTTGTCATTGTTATGGACAAGGATATAATTTAAATACAAATAAATGTGACAATTGTATTTGTGATGCATGCACATGCAAAAATATATATGTAAAAACACCTAGTAAAAAATCTTGGTGGCAAAAAATTAAAGGTTGGTTATTTTAATGGAGTACGCCAGGATGGATTACAGATTTACAGCAATATTAATTATATTAATGTGCCTTATGGCATTTTTTGGAGGACCAGTAAGATGATAAAAAAATGTAAACAATGTGAAAAAGAATTTCAATCAAAAGACGACCTAGACATTTTCTGTAGTCAAGATTGTAAAGAAGAAGCATTAGCAGAATTAGACTCAGATTCTGATGAGTGTCTATCATGTCAATAAAAATCAACGAGAACACCAGTATCGGTCTTCCGTTAAGGAACTTAATTGGTCTGATCGCAGCCATAATTGTCGGAGCATGGTTTGCTTTCGGTGTTATCGAAAGACTTAATAAACTAGAAACTAAAAATCAGTTGTTTGAAAAAGATTTATTAGAGGCTAGTGTTCAAAAACC